TCCCTCAATAATTTCTACTTCTTCTTTCTTCATTTTTTTCTTTGGATCTGTAGAAACATAAGTCGGTTTTGCGGCACCAGTTTTTTCTTGTTGTCCTGGATCTGCTGCCTTTTTTCTTCTTTGTGCAGAAAGTCTTTCTGCTTTAGTCATACTTGCTCTTTTTGCCGAAGAAACACATTTGGGTGTTCCTTCACCAGGTTCATCACTTGCACAAGTCCCACCTGTAACAACATTAACCCAACCACTTTTTCCATCTTTTGACTTGGATTTACCAAACCAATCACGAAGACCTTCTTCTTTGACAGTCTCTTCGTTGGTTACATAATCTGCTGCAGTATCAATATAATCTGCTGCTTTAGTAATTTTTGATTGGACCCATGCTTGCAAATTACCCTCACCTTTTTTACCCATCTTCTTTTGAAGACGTTTTACAGCATTGGTGACCGTTTTTAATTCTGAACGAGCCATTGAATATTCATGATCTTTCTTTTCTTCGTTCATTTTTTTCTTACGTCCTTGACAATGAGCACGCTGACTAAAACCTTTTGGGTTGTCACAATCAATAGATTTTTTATATTTTTCGGACCAACCCATTATAGGAAAAGATTATTCTTTATTATTTAGAAAACCTTGCTTGAGTAACTTTTGAAGTTCTGATGTTGAACCAACAAACAAGGCGTTATTCGTGACATTATTTGTTGTTTTCTTGGTATCTTCTTCAACATCTTTGAGTTTTTTCTGTAAGTCAATCAACTTGTCCGTTGTGTCGGCAACGCTCTTAATCAACTGTCCAGCAACTTCATATGCTCTTGGACTGCCACCTTCACCGGCAAGTTCCATGATACCATTGATTGCTTCTTGTCCCTTTTCAATCAATGAATACAAATTAGCACGAGTATACTCATAATCTTTCTCAATATCATTTTTTGTCTTATCGGCAGGTTTTAGTTGAGATGTTTTTTCTACCTCAACAATCTCACTCTCAATATCGAGAGCTTCATTAATTTTTTCATAATTATCGGACATAGTATTTAAATATCAGTTTGTTGTGTTGGACTATACTCTTTAGAATCTGAGAAGAATTCCCAACTTTCGGTAAATCCAAAATTATCTTCTGGATCTGCATTGAGAGGATCTGGTTGAACGGTGTATCTTACCTCACGTTTAGCCGTTTGTGTATTTGTATCAGTATACATGTCAACCTGAACCTTACGAATAAGTCCATCGGTAGATTCGGCAACAGGACCGAACATGTAAGTCTTTGCCGTAAATCTTAAAGTATAAATTAAAGCTCTTCTGGTAGAGAAATCTCCCTCATAATCATCCTGCATATCTATACTATCCATAACAACTGGAACGTCTCTCTTTTCTCCGATAGAGTCAATCAAGTCAACAGTTAGATTAAATGATGGTTGAAAAAATGGTAATATTTGCTCTACTATCTGCAGAGCATCATCATTTAATTTTGCATAAATGCTTAACTCAAATCCAATGTTATAGGGAACTGGCATGTAAACTTTTTTAATGTTGCCAGAGGTATCACTTGCCTTAAAGGTTTGTGTAACGCTTGTTTTTCTAGTAGAATCATATTGTATGCTAGTCATTTCAAATGACATTCTTGGCAAAGTAATAGCGATAGGTTTCTTTAAGTCCTCTTGCTGTTGTATCTTTGCTAAGAATTTTTGGGCAGGTCCATAAGACAACCCAACCTTAGTTTGATCCGCGACAGTGCCATCTTTATTCAAATGTCTGACATAAATGTCGTTGAATAAAGTTCCAAAACTTATGATTGTTTTGCGTATAATTTCGTGATAAAAATAAGTTCCTAGCATTAATAGTCTCCAAACGGATTAGACTCGGTGAAATCTAATATAGAGTCTGCTTCTGTTTCGATTTCTTCATTGGTGTCATAAGATTCCTCATGACTATTGTCATCATATGATTTAAGTATATAGGATGCCGAAGAAGCTGCTCCAACGATAGACTCTCCGGCAGAGAATCTTCCACTATTAATCGCAACATAAAGTTCATATGGAGGATTAGATGCGCTAATATCATCTCTAATTCTAAATCCTCTAACAACGGCAGTTGTTCCGGAAAGAGAACCAGTTACTGTTTCGTTATAAACGAAGGTTCCAATTCCCGTAGAAGATACTGTCGATATTGATACAGTTGGAGTTTCGGTATAACCGAATCCAGCATTAGTCATTTGCAGAGCACTTACAGTTCCATCTGTACTATTAATTACCGCTACAGCAGTTGCAGTAAATCCAATTGAAGGACCGACATCATCAGTAATGGTAACTGTCGGTGGAATATAGTATCCACTTCCAGCATTAGTAATAGTAAGAAGTCTAATACCATCATCTACAATAACTGCTGTAGCAGCTGCTCCAGTTCCACCACCACCAGATATTGTTACTGACGGTGGATTTGTAGCAGTATATCCAGAACCAGCATTAGTAATTCTAATCGACTCAACAGAATAGACACCACCAATGGATGTTGTAATAGCCACAGCGGTAGCAGTTATTCCGCCACCAACAACAGGATCTGCAATCGTTACAGTTGGAATCGAAACATAATCATAACCATCATTATTGAGTACAATTCTTCCAACCATACCATCACCACCAAGTGTGGCAGTAGCAGTGGCATTTGTAGAACTATTATCCAGTGTCAGTGTTGTAATATATCCTTCATCCTCAACAACTCTATCTATTTCATCGACAGAAGTATCAATATCCTCATTTTCATATTCAAAGAGTTCACAGAGAAGTTCATAAACATATGTCTTGCCAAGTTGATAGAATGGCTTTTCCGCTTCGACTCTTTTTATTTCAAACAATCTTTGTCCTAGTGGAAAATAAATTAAATCACCCTCTCTAGGTCTTGTGGTTAAATCAATCTCATAGTCATCAATGCTTCCATCAGAAATTCCTGTTTGTACTCCTTCCAAGAATGGTGTGATAAAATCTTGAAAACGTTCTTGGGATATGATTAGATTAATTTCATTTTTTAATCTAAGTCCAAACTTAGTCATCAAATCACTACCAGGAGCATATCCTTCATAGTTGTCTAGATACGCTTCAATAATAAAATTGTCATCAAATTTTGATGTCTCTACTTCTCTGAGTATATCATCTGTTCTTATAAATTTTCTGGGAATATAGTAAACATCAATCCCATAAATTTTCAACTGCTCATTGATTAAGTCCTGTATTAAGTACTGCTCCCTAGCAGAACCTTGTAGGAAAAATGGATTTAGTGCCATAATAATTATCCAATAAAGTCCATAGGAGGCAATTCATATTCCATACTCATTCTCTGCTTAATATCCTCCAGTTCTCTTTCAGCATCTTCATAAATTTGCCTTCCATTTAATTCAATACCGCCAGGAAGTTTGACGCCATTGAATTTAATGAGATTTTGTCCCCATTGTCTCTTAATAAGTGCGGTTAAGTACTTCTTCAAGAAACTATCATTGTATATTTTAGAAAAATCTGTAGGATCTAATGCTCTATGGCAATCGATTACAAAGAAAGTATCTGCAGATTGAGCACCCCAATCAATATCCAAATAAAGTCTGTTTTGTCTCTTATTAAATCTTATTTGCTTGTCCGTAGTAAGGAGGAAGTCAATATCCTCAAGATATGACTTAACCATCGCATACTGCAAAAGTTCTACAGAGTTAAAATAATATAAGTCATTCAAAAACAACTGATATTTGATACTGAACATTCCACCAGAAATGGAACTAGTATCAAATTTAAATATTCTCTCAATACCAATTACAGAATCTGGAACTTGAATATAGTTTGATGTTTCATAATAATTAAATGTTGTCGCCGCGCCAACTATTGTAGAGGTTCCTGTCGTCGTAACAATTCCTACACCATCAGTCCCTTTCGCTTTACCTCTATCAATATCACTTTGGGAAACTTTGTACTTTAAATACATTCTTTCAACGCCGTCATAATGACGTTCGTTGAAATATTGAATGGCATCATCTACCAAATCATCTATTTGCTCATCATCTACGTTAATCTCTAAGACAGGTGCTCCTAATCTTCTTAGACAATAATCGATTAATCCTTGTCTTGTACTTGGCTTAGCCATTAGAATGTTCCTCCATCAATA